GGGGCAAGGTGGTTGCGGAGGTTCTGGAGCGTGCGCTGGCGTACAGCGTGGACAGTTATGACTTCGACAACACGATTGAAGCCGCGTTGCTGGACTACCTGCTTCCGGGACGTGGCCTGCTGCGGGTTCGCTACCGGCCCCACTACGGCGACAAGACGCGCGACCGCATCCCGGTTCAGGTCGAGACAGGCATGGACGGTGCCGACGCCTATGTCACGGCGGATGGCATTATTGATGAAGATGCTGTCCTGACCGATGACGACGGCGCTTACATCGAAGGCGAGGAATATGAGCCTGTCGTCCATGAAGAGGCCGTCTGCGAACACGTTGAATGGGATGACTTCCTGATCCTGGGCTATGCCCGCAAGTGGAACGATGTTCAGGCCATTGCGTTCCGTCATCGCATGGACCGTGAGACGCTGGTTGAGGAGTTTGGCGAGGCTGGCGCTGTTGCGCCGCTGAACTGGAAGCAGGATACCGACAAAGCCCCGGATCAGGCGGACATGATCAAGCGCGCCGAGGTCTGGGAAGTCTGGGACAAGACCGAGCGCCGGGTTGTGTTCGTGGTCAAGGGCATGGACCGCGTTCTGGACGTGCGGGAAGACCCGTTGCGGCTTGAAGGGTTCTTTCCCGTGCCGCGCCCGTTGCTGTCTATCCGCAAGCCCCGGTCACTGGTCCCGAAGCCGGAGTATTTCATCTACAAAGCGCAGGCCGACGAACTCGACAAGGTGTCCGCCCGCATCATTCGCCTGACGGATGCTGTGAAGGCGCGGGGTATCTACAACCCCATGCTCGGCGATTCCATGACGCGCATGATGGACAGCGATGCGGACGCCATCTTGCACCCCGCGGATTCGGAGACCATCAACCAGTTGTTCGCCCATGGCGACACGGATCTGCGCAAAGCGGTCTGGATGCTGCCCATCGAGACCCTTGTTGGGGTTCTGGTGCAGTTGACGCAGCAGCGCGAGGTCATCAAGCAGACGATTTACGAAATCACGGGCATTTCGGACATTATCCGGGGCGCGACGGACCCGAACGAAACGGCATCGGCACAGCGGATCAAGTCGCAGTTTGGTTCGCTCAGGCTTCAGGGGCGCCAGCGTGAGGTTCAGCGCCTCATTCGGGACGTGTTCAGGCTGAAGTCGGAGATATTCGCGGAACACTTCAGCGCCGAGACGCTTTCGATGATGACCGGCGTGGAATTGCCGACCGAAGCGGAAAAGGCGGCGGCGCAGCAGGCCATTCAGGCCGCACAGTATGCGACGCAGGTGGCGCAGCAGGTGCCGGAGGCTGAAGGCATCGCCCAGCAGCGGCAGGCGGACGCACAGAAGGCGCAGGAAGTTCTCCGCAAGCCGTCATGGGAACAGGTCATGCAGATGATGCGGGATGACTTGCAGCGTGGCTACCGCATCGACGTTGAGACTGACAGCACGATCCAGGCGGACCAGGCATACGACCAGCGTTCGCTTGCTGAACTGTACAAGGGCGTTGCTGATTTCGCCGCCACGATGGGGCCGCTGGTGCAGCAGGAAGTGATGCCCATGGACGCGGTCAAGCAGATGCTTCTGGGTGCGGTGCGGAAGTTCAAGATGGGCCGTCAGGTCGAGGATGCGTTGGACGAAATCCCCGACAAGCAGCCCCCGCAGCAGGACGGCGAGGCGCAGAAGGCCCAGATGGAGCTTCAGGTGAAGCAGGCCGAGGGCCAGATGCGTATTCAGGAAATGCAGGCCAAGGCGCAGTTCGAGCAGCAGCGTATGGCGCTCGACATGCAGAAGATGCAGGCCGAAGCGGCGAACGATCAGGCTGAAATCGCCATCAAGCGCGAGGAACTGGAAATCAAGCGCGCGGAATTGGGCCTGAAGCGCGCCGAACTGTCGATGAAGTCTGATGATGACTGACACTCAGTCCGCGAACCTTTCCAACGCCATGTTCAAGGCCGTCTGCGCTGCGGCTGATGTGACGGTAAGCCTGACCTATTACGAGGACCTGTGATGACCCCGACCAGCCGTTTCAACAGCGCGACGGGCGAGTGGGAACCGTATGAAAAGCCGCCTGTACGCATGGGGCTTACGGTCATCTCCGACCTGCCGGATTACATCTCGCCCCTCAGCGAGCCGGGGAAGGCCCCGCAAATCGTTTCTGGCCGCGCACAGCGGCGTGAAGAGCTTCGCCGGAACAATCTGCGCGAAGTTGATCCGTCTGAGTGGAAAGGTGGAAAATGAGCGACGAAAAGAAAGACGAACTCCCGGTTGGCGAAAGCTCCATGCGGGATGAAATGCTCAAGACGTTCGATGAAATCGAGTCGCGGGCAGATGATGTTGAAGCGGTTGAAGCGCCGACCGATGAGGTCGAGGACGCGCCCGCAGAAGATATTGAGCAGGAGGACGTAAGCCCGGACTCCGATGATGAACCCGAACACGTTGAGGAAAGCGCGGAACAGCCCGACGGGGCTGACACCGTTGCGGCCCCTGACCACTGGTCGGCAGAGGAGCGTGAACGCTTCGAGAGCATCGCGGACCCCGAGGCGCGCCGGATGGTGCTTGATAAGGCCACGAGCCTGGAACGCGGTTTCGAGCGTAAGTTTCAGGATCTGGCAGAAGAACGGCGACAACTGTCTGAGTGGGACAAGGTGTTCGCGCCCGTTGAGGAGAACCTGCGGCTTGCCGGTGTGAACCGTGTGCAAGCTGTTGAGCGGCTTCTGGCGGCGCAACAGATGCTTGAACGCAACCCGCAGCAGGGCCTTGCGTACCTCGCGCAGCAGTATGGCGTCGATCTACAGCAGCCGGTTCATGGTGAGCCGGTTGATCCCCAGATTGCCGGGCTACAGTCCGAAGTCATGGGCCTGAAAACCACGATTCAACAGCAACGTGAGGCCGAGCATAACGCCCGGTTGTCCACCGTTCAGAAGCAGATAGAGGACTTCCGGTCCGCTGTCGGCGAGGACGGCAAGCCATTGCGGCCATACTTTGACCGCGTGCAGGACACCATGGCGGCTCTTGCCAATGCCAACCCCGAATCCGACCTTGCAACCCTGTACGACCGTGCAGTGTACGCTGACCCGACCATTCGAGCGGAAATCGTCGCGGCGGAACAGCGTGAACGCCAGCGGCAGCAGGAGCAGGCGGCGAAGGAGAAGGCGGCGAAGGCCAAAAAGGCGACTCTCCCCAAGGGAGGGCCGTCTGGCAAGGCCGCGCTCAAGGGCGCGACGATGCGTGAAACGATGGAAATGGCTTACGACAAGGCAATGTCCGGCTCCTGATAATGGAGCAGTAAGTTGGCATCTCCCAACGCTACGTTCACCGAAATGGTGACGACCACGCTGCGCAACCATCCGGGACAGGTCTACGACAATGTGTCGAACAACAACGCCCTGTTTGCCCGGCTGCGCCAGCGCGGCAAGATCAAGCGCATCAACGGCGGTTACGAAATCGTCCGCAACCTGGATTACGCCGAAAATTCGACGTTCCAGTGGTATGACGGCTATGAAACTCTGAATGTTGGCCAGTCCGACGTTCTGAGCGCCGCCAAGTACGACTGGAAGCAGGCTGCGGTCAATGTCGTCGCCTCCGGTAAGGAACTCCGCATGAACAACGGTCGCGAGCAGATCGTGGACCTTGCCGAAGCGCGCACTACCAACGCCATGCGCACCATGGCCAACCAGATTTCCAACGGCATCTACTCCGATGGTACGGGGTCCGATTCCAAGGAAATCGGCGGGCTGGATCTGCTGATTCAGACCGATGGCAATGGTGTTGTCGGCGGCATCGACGCCTCGTCCAATGCGTTCTGGGCTAACCAGTTCAAGGACGGGGGCACCATCACCACGACCAATATCAAGCAGAGCATGAATGAGCTTTGGCTGGATACGACCCGTGGTGCTGACAAGACGGACCTGATCGTGTCGTCCAATGAAATCTTCAACACGTACTGGAACTCGCTGCAGGACCTGCAGCGGTACGCCAGCGCGGATGAAGGCGCCGCGGGCTTCACGTCGCTCAAGTTCGTCACTGCCGACGTGATCCACGATGGTGGGTCGGGCATCACGGCAAATCGCATGTTCTTCTTGAACACCGATTATCTCGAACTCGTGGTTCACCGCGACGCCGATATGACGGTTCAGGATGACAAGGTGTCGTTCAATCAGGATGCGGTCGCGATTCCGGTCCTGTTCATGGGGAATCTCTGCGTGTCCAACCGGGCGCGTCAGGGCGTTCTCTTCACCTGATAGGAGGGTTGAACAATGGCGAATATCAATGGCGTCATCGGTGGTCATCCCACCTTCACCATCACGTCCAGCGCGAATGAAGGCCGGGAGTTCGCTCTCGGTGACACCGCCATGGGCGACGATGGTTCCTGCTGGGTCTATGTCGAGGCTGACGAAGCAATCGTTCAGTACGATGTGGTCCTGATTGCCGAGGATTGGGGCGTTTCCGCCGTCGATACCACGGGCACGGCCAACGCGTTTGGCCAGTCCTGCGGTGTCGCGCCGGTTGCCTTCGCTTCCGGCGATTACGGCTGGGTTCAGGTCGCTGGCAAGGCCACGGCAAACGTGCTGATCAACGCTTCGGCAACGACGCAGTTGAACAGCACCGGCACCGATGGGTTCCTGGACGACGACCAGACCACGGGCGCGGAGAACATCGACGGCATCGTCCTGTTTTCCACCGCCACGGCTGCGGGTGGCTATTCGGTCAACCTGCGGTTCCCGGTTGTCGGGGCAACCCTGGCTTGACCAATCAGATTGGGGCGGGGGAAACCCTGCCCCTTTCCGATTTCGCAAACCAGAAAGTGCGCCGTGACGATGAGGCGCGCGTCAAGTTCAACATCGCTCTCAATTCCGCCCGTGACATTCCATGGATCGGCACGCAGAAAGTGCCGCATGACCGGCCCATCGTGTTTGTCGGCAACGCGCCATCGGTGGCGAACGATCTGCGGCACATTCGACGCCGCCAGCGCAGGGGCGCTGAAGTCTGGACCGTCAACGGCGCGCATGACTACCTGATTGACAATGGCATCACCCCGGACGCGGCCCTGTTCTGCGACCCGGCGGACCGTATGCCGACCGTCGTCCAGAAGCTTAACGACGAAACCATCTACATGGTCGCTTCATGCTGTTCCCCGGCATTTTTCGACCATCTGGCGGGCCGCAAGGTGCTGCTCTGGCACATGAACAACGAATTCGGGGAAGAGAAGTTCTGCGGCGATCTGGGCCGTGTGCATGGGAAGTTCGGGGCCGTGTTTTCGGGTGGTTCGACCTGCATCCTGCGCGCGCCGTCCGTCGCTTATTTCCTGGGCTACCGGGATTTTCATTTTTATGGCGTGGACAGTTCGTTTGACGGCCCTTCCCATGTCAACCGGGATGATAGCGACCTGTTCGGCGTCATCTTCAATGTTGAATGCAATGGCCGGATCTTCCGCACGAACGTGCCGCTGGCCCGTCAGGCAGAAGAATTCGCGCTTTTGCATCAAGTCATGTCCCGCTGCGGGGCGAAGTTCCATGTTCACGGCTCGGGCCTCCTGCCATTCCGGTTCAGGCAGGCACGCATTGCCTTTGCTCCGAAAGAAAGGATGAAAGTCGCATGACCGCTGTTTTCAAATTCGATACCCGTCAGGTCCCGGACGAACCAAAGACGCTTGAGACCGGCGTCCCCCACTACATCGACGAGGTGTTTGTGCGGATCAAGGCTGACGAACGGTCGGAAATGACGAAAACGGTTGATGCCTTTTTTGACGGCCTGCGGACCCGCGTTGAGCAGACTCCGAACCCCGCTGAGCGCGAGAAGGCGGAGGAGGCGTTGAGCCGCGCACAGCGTGCTTACGAACGTTTCCAGAATGGCCGCCCGGAGGAAATCGAAGGCGTCCCCCTGCAAGAATGGCCGCGCGTGAACAAGAGCATGATCATGACGCTGAACCATCTGAACATCATGAGCGTGGAAGACATGGCCAAGGCGTCCGACACGCAATGCGGCAAGGTTCATGGCGGCGTTCGGCTTCGGGAAGAGGCGCAGCGTTACCTTGAAGCCGCGAGCGAGGACGGGGCAAGCGCGATGGCCACCCGGCTGACGGAAATGGAGCGCCAGATGGCGGAACTCAGGAAAGAGAACGCCGAACTGAAGGCGATGGCCCCTGAGCAGCCCAAGCGCGGCAGGCCGAGGAAGAACGCAGCATGACCCTCCTGACCATCGTTCAGGCAGTCGCGGAAGAACAGGGCTTGCCGACCATATCCGACGTGTCGTCAAGCGCCCCTGATGCGACCCTGTTGCGCCGTCTGGTCAACGTGGAATGCAACGCTCTCGTACGCCGCAAAGACTGGTCATTTCTTCAGGAAGAACACACGTTCGCGACGGTCAACGGCACGGCTGCCTATTCCCTGCCGAGCGATTTCCTGCGGCTGATCATGGAGACAGCCTGGAACCGAACCGAATACTGGCGCGTCCGGGGCGCGACAAGCCCGCAGGAGTGGCAGCTTTACAAGTCCGGACTGGTCACGCCGACCGTGCGTGACAGGTTCCGCATCAAGTCCACCAGCGGGACGAACGAATTTTATGTGGATCCGACGCCAACCGGGGCTGAAACGCTTGTGTTCGAGTACATCTCGAAAAATTGGGCGCGCACGGGCGGGACGGTCGCGGCAAGCAGCGTGGGCGCAAACAGCGACACGGTGTTGTTCGACGAATACCTCGTTGAAAGGGGTGTGACGTGGCGCTGGCTGTCTCAGAAGGGCTTCCCATACGCTGAAGAACGCGCGCAATACGATGAGACATATGCGCAGGTCGCCACGATGGACGGCGGCGGGCGTGCGCCGCTGGATATGGGCAATTCCCCGCATTACACGGTAGAGGCTATCTTGCCGGATGGCGGTTATGGCGCTTGATGCGCTTGCCCGGCAGCGCCGGGGCGCAATCAGGACACAGCAGGCAGTGGGGGCAGCCGGGCCGCAGATCGTGCCCGCACCGGTCGGGGGTTTGAACGCCCGCGATTCAGAAGACAACATGAACCCGCTCGATGCGTTGAAAATGGACAATTTCACGCCGGGGTTCGGGTCCGTCAACGTCCGCAAGGGCTATACGGCTTATGCAAGCGGGGTTGGGTCCGCGTCGTCATCGGTCCAGACCATCGCAACATTCATCAGCGGGGCCACGTCCAAGCTGATCGCGGCGGCGAATGGTTCGATTTTCGACATTACGTCCACCGGCACGGCGTCCAGCCTTGCAAGCGGGTTTTCCGGCAACCGCTGGCAGACGGCGAATTTCAACGGCCTCATGGGGCTTGTGAACGGGACGGACACGCCGCAGCAGTTCAACGGAACAACGGTTTCAAGCCTGACGGTTTCCGGGTCCGGGCTTACGTCAACCGACCTGATCGGCATCACGGTGTTCAAGAATCGCTCCTACTTCTGGGAGGATGACAGTCAGGATTTCTGGTATTCGGCGCTTGATACGCTGGGAGCCGGGGTATCCAAGTTCCCGCTGTCGCGTGTCGGGGATTTTGGCGGCAAACTGGTTGCCATCAATTCGATGGCCCGTGATGGCGGTGATGGCCCGGACGACCTGTTCGTAGCCGTCATGTCGTCCGGGGACGTGATCGTCTATCAGGGCACTGATCCGAACTCGGCCTCAACGTGGCAGATCGTCGGTGTCTACAGGTCATCCCCTGCGGTGGATGTTCGGGCCGTGGTCAAGGTTGGCGGCGACCTCATTCTGGTGACCCGGGCGGGCTATGTGTCCGTTGCGCAGTTGATGCAGTTCGGGTCCATCGCGAACATCGACCCGAACATCTCGTTCGGCTCGAAGATCAACCCGCTCGCCCGTCAGAAGGTCGAGGACAACGCCGCAAATACAGGCTGGCAGGCCATTCTAGGCCCGGAATCCGAACTGCTGCTGTTCAACATCCCGACCTCAAGCACGACGTTTGAACAGCACGTCTTCAACCTCGGAACGAAGGCGTGGGGCGTCTGGAAGGACATTCCGTCCTACTCATGGGGGAAGTTCAACGGGAAATACTATTTCGGCGGCCTTGGCGCGGTCTACCAGATCGGCGGCAATGACGACAACGGAACGGCGATCCAGGGGGATTGTCAGCAGGCGTTTTCCCAGCTTGGCGTTCAGGGCGTCCGCAAGATCATCACAGCCGTACAGCCCGCCTTGCGGGGGTCTGGCGACCTGGCCTTGCGCATCGGCGTCAATACCGACTTCGGGACGCAGCCGCCCGTAACCGTGCAAACGACATTCGGTGAACAGGGCACGTTCTGGGAAGACGAAGGCACATTCTGGGAAGATGCCGACCGGCTCTGGAACGAGGGCGAAAACGGCATCATTGACGTCCTGACTTCTGCGGGCGGGCAGGGCTTCCGGATCGCCCCGCGCCTAATCGTGGACACAAGCAACGCCGTTGAGTGGCTATCAACGCGGATTATCTACAAGGCAGGGGGCGTGCGCTAATGGCGGCTCTGACAGGCAACTCAATCAAGGACACCTATATCGACTTGTTGCAGGTGTCGAACAGCAACAGCGGTATTGACGGCACGCGCCGCAATATCAGCGACGGCGAAGGGACGAACGCGCCGATCACGGTGTCAACGTCTGCGGCTGCGTTTACCGGCATTGCGGACTTTACCGGCGGCTCCCCGTCATTTTCAAACAATCAGATCCCACTTGCCGCCGTTGACCTGTCGGACAATGACACCATCGAAGGCGCGTTGACGATGGCATCAGGGGCGTCCCTGACCTTCACGTCCAACTCCACGCTCGACCTCACCGATGGGACATTGACACTGGCGAATGACCAGATCCCGGTGGCGAAGATTGACCAGTCCGGCACGGATACCATCTCGGGCGCGCGCACATTCACCAGCGCGGCGACATTCCAGGCGACTGTTGATCTGACGGCTTCCACACTGGCGCTTCAGAACGACCAGATTCCGCTTGCCAAGGTTGATCTATCGGACAGCGACACGATCACCGGCGCGTTGGAAGTCACCACGGGCGGCTCGTTGACTTTCACCACCGGCTCCACGCTGAACATTTCGGGCGCGACGGTCAATATGGCCGGGCGTCTCATTGCGGGCACGCCGGTCACCATCAACCCCTATACCACGTCCACCAGTGCAGCCGCCGCGCACGGGCTTGGCGGCGCACCGGATTTCTTCAAGTCACAGGTGACGTTCCTGACCACGGCGGCTGGCTACACAACGGGTCAGGTCATCGACATCGGCGCATCGTTCACGGGTGATGAAAACGGCACGGCGGACCGGCTGTTTCAGGTTGTCCCGGATGCAACCAATGTCTCTGTCGTGACAGGTGCGGGCGGCCTGACCTTCATCGACCGGGGCACGCACGCAGCCACGACCCCAAGCGTCGCCACCTATCGCCTCGACGTGACGCCTTACAAGGTTTCCACATGAACATTATTGTTCCTGCCGACCAGTCCCTACACCAGTGGGTTGCGTCCCGAATGCCGGACAATGTTGCATTCGATCCGCGTGACATTGCGGTTGGGGTTGAAGATGGCGGGAAGGTTGTTGCTGGCGCGGTCTATCACGACCATCAACCGGACTATCGAAACATCCAGGTTTCGTTTGCGACGGATGGCCCCGGCTGGGCGTCGCGGAAGACGGTCGCGGCCCTGTTGTGGCCTGCGTTCCGGGAACTGGATTGTCAACGTGTGACGGCGTTGATCCGCAAGAAGAACAAACCCTCGCGCAAGCTCGTTGAAAAGCTGGGCTTCCGATACGAAGGGGGCATCTGGCGCGGCTATGGAAATGACCACATGATCGTTTACGGCCTGCGGGACGTGGACGCAAAGAAATGGCTGGAGCGATACGATGGGTAAGCCCTCAGCGCCGACGCCTCCCGATCCCGCACGTCTGGCGCGGGAACAGGCCGAGGCAAACCGCGTTACCACATTCACCCCGTTCGGGAACATCAACTTCGGCACGGTCGGGGAAGATGGGTCATTCGTCCCGACGCAGAACGGTTCACAGGCGGCGGTTCAGGTCAGCCCGACCGACACGCAACTGGACACGTTCAATCGCCAGATCGAGACAGAAAACCTGATTGCCAACCAGTTGGCGGACAGGGTTTCAACCCTCCCCACGGGCGAAATCGACGTGTCCGGTCTCCCCGAACTGCGGACCGACTTTGGCGCACAGGGCGCGGAACTGGAAGACGCCACATTCCAGCGCGCAATGGGCCTGCTTTCCCCGGTGTTCGACCAGCGGGAAGAACAGTTGCGCAGCCAGCTGCGGAACCAGGGGCTTGTCGCGGGTTCGGAAGCCTTTGATGACGAATTCGGCAATTTCAGCCGGGCGCGTAACGAGGCGGAATTGGCGGCGGCGTTTGATGCGGTTGGCGCGGGGCGTGCGGAACAGTCCCGGCTGTTTGGCCTGAACTCGGCGGCGCGTCAGCAGGGATTCGGGGAACAGTCTTTCCTCAGAAACCAGCCCTTCAACGAATTGGCGGCGGCGCTGTCGGGGACGCAGATCGCGCCCTTCCAGTCCCAGCCGCTCAACGTGCCGGGGGTGGACGTTCTGGGGGCGAATGCGCTCAACCTTCAGGCACAAAACAACGCATTCAACGCTGCCAATCAGGGCCGGTCCGACGTTCTCGGCGGCCTGTTCTCGCTTGGCGGTTCGGCACTCAGCGCGGCCCCGTTCTTCCTCGCATCGGATCGCCGCCTGAAGGAAGGCGTCAAGCGTGTTGGCACGCTGGACAACGGCTTGCCCGTTTACGTCTACCGCTACAAGGCTGGCGGACCTCCGCAGATCGGCCTGATGGCGGACGACGTGGAAAAGGTGAAGCCGGAAGCCGTCGCCAGCATCAACGGTTACAAGGCTGTCGATTACATGGAGGCGGTTCATGCGTAATCAGTACGGTCAGACGGACATTCTGGCGCGCTACCTTGCCCAGCAGCCGCAACAGCACCACACGGCTCTGGGAACGGCTCTCAGGCTTGGCGGGGCGGGCATTGCGGCCCTTGGGGACTACAAGCGCCGGGAAGGCCAACAGACGGCCCTTGTTGACGCTCTGAGAGGGTTGAACACACCCGGTGCGAACGGCCCCACGATGGCTGCTGCTGCAAGTGCCCCGGTGCAGGATCCGGAAGGCATGGCGGCGCTGCTGTCAAACCCGGCATCCGCCCCCATCGCGCAATCCCTGCTTGCCAAGGCGCTTGCCGGGCCGGAGAAGGGTGAACTGGTGAAGGCGGCAGACGGCTACTTGTACAACTCGGTGACAGGTCAGCGCGCGTTCCCGGATGTGGTCGCGTTACAGTCGCCAACCCTGAAATCGGTTCATGGTGTTGGGTTGGTGGATGTTTCCGACCCTGCGAACCCGCGTGTTGTGCAGGCTGAAGGCCAGCGTCCGCCAAGCACAAGCGTGAACGTCAACACAGGCAACCCGAATGCCCTTCCGGGTCTATCCAAGCTGCCTGCGGGCTTCACCTATCGTTATGATGGCCAAGGCAATGTTATGCGTGACGCGCAGGGCTTGCCGATGGTTGCCCCCATCCCCGGCACGAAACAGGCAGCAGATGTTGACGCCGAAGCAGCCAAGGCGGACAAGCGCGAGCAACAGGAACGCCAGCAGGCCGACATTATGCTGCAAGACATTGATAGGGCTCTTGATCTTGTCGAAAATAGCACATTCCCGACAACGGGCTTTGCAGGCAACATCATGCAGCACGTCGCGGGTACGTCAGCGGGCGATCTGAGGGCGACCCTTGCGACGATCAAGGGCAACATCGCTTTCGACAAGATCAACGCCATGCGTCAGGCGAGCCCGACCGGCGGCGCGCTTGGCGGGGTCAGTAATAACGAACTGGCGATGCTGTCGGCGGCATTCGGAAGTCTGGAGCAATCCCAGTCGGAAGAGCAGTTCGTGAAGAACCTTCGCCGTCTGCGGTCGATCTACAATGAGGTTGTCCACGGCAGCGCCCCGGTCACGTCCGATGATGACGGATGGAAGGTTGAAAGGGTCAACTGATGGCGCAGTACAAGGTCACCGGCCCCGACAATCAGGAATACATCGTCACCGCCCCTGAAGGCGCGTCCCGTGAAGAAATCATGGCCCGTGTCCAAAAGGCGGCGGCACAGGAACCGGAACACTCCACCATGCAGATCGTGGACGACTTCATGCGTTCGGTAGCGGATGGTGCGACGTTTGGCTATTCCGACGAAATCGCGGCTGGGTTGTCTTCCCTCACCGGCATCGGCAGCCAAGGCGATGGGACATATGAAGGCAACCTGAAGGCCGAACGGGAGAGAGACGCGAACATCCCCCTTGCAACACGTCTGCCGGGCCAGTTGACCGGCGGCCTGATGACGGCTGGCGGCCTGATGCGGGGCGGTCTGACGCTGGCGCGTCCCGGCATGAGTACGGCTGGGAAAATCGGCGCAGGGGCAGGCGAAGGCGCTGCCTATGGCGCGGCCTATGGTTCCGGGGCGGCTCAGGGTGGACCGCAGGAGCGGCTTGCCGGGGCTGGCACCGGCGCGGCCATCGGAGCGGTTGCAGGTGGTGCGGGGACAATCCTGTTCAACAAGGCCGGGCAGGCTTGGGACACACTCAGGAACAAATACGCTGCTTTGACTGGACGCCCCGAACAGGCAGCATATGCACGGGCCGCAAAGGCTCTTGAACAGGCAGGCGTCCCTCCGGAGCAGATTGTTGCCCGTCTGGATGAACTAGGTCCGGAAGCCGTACTGATGGATCTGGGCGAGCCGACGCGGGCACTTGCCCGTTCAGCGGCCAACACCAGCCCGCAGGCGAGAGAAGCCATTGAGACAGCGATTTCCGCACGAAGCTCTGGCCAGACGGATCGGTTGACGGATTCCCTGCTTCGGGCCGCCGATCTGGACCAGCCCAAAACGCTTGATGAATTGACCGGGGCGATCCGGGCGGAGGCCAAGCCCGCGATTGATGCGGCTTATGCCGAAGCGCGTTCGGTGGGCAACGACATTAACCTGTCAGCATTCGATGATCTGGCGCAGGCCGAAATGGTCACGGTCGCACTGGCGCAGGGCAAGAAAGCCGCACGCGAGCGCATGATTGCGGATGCGGCACGTCAGGGCTATGCGCTTGAGAAAGGTGCAGAACCCTCCGCCCTCGCCGTTCTAGACGCCACAAAGCGCATTCTGGACGATATGGCCGAGGTCGCGGCGCGTTCCGGTGAACGGTCCAAGGCCGAAATCGCAAGCAGCTTTTCCAAGTCAATTCGGGAACGGGTTGATGGGTGGATGACGCAGTATGCGGATGCTCGCGGGAAGGCGTCGGAAATGTTTGGGCGGATTGATTCCGCCGCTCTGGGCGCGGAAGGTGCCAGGCCGCGCCCGGCTGCGGATTTTGGGCGACGTGTCAGCGAAGCGAAAAGCCCGGCAGATGTTGCCAGAGGGTATGCGGCGGCAAAGATTGATCAGGTTGAAGGCCGGAGATCAACACCGGGCGCGGTTGATGCTGTTTTCGGGTCAAAGCGCAATCAGGATGCGCTCGCACAGGCCCTTGGGCCACGGGCAGCGATAGTGCAGCGTCAGATTGATGCTGAACGGGCATTCGGGGCGACCGACCGCGCGGTCAGGGGGAATTCGACAACCGCACGTCAGCTTGCCGAAATGGGCGCGACAGGTGCATCCGGCGCGGGGATTGGCTTCGCCGCTGGCGAGAACCCGGAAAGCGCCGCAGCGGGCCTCGTAACCGCCTTGCTTCTGAGGAAGGGGGGCAAGGCGCTGATCAACGCTGCTACCAACACGACCGAAAAGAAGGTGGCGGACAGCTTGGCCGATGTTCTCCTGTCTCGTCGCCCGCCTACTCAGGTTGAACAGCAGATGCTTGCGCAGGCGATGATGCGCGCCGCTCTGGCCCGTTCCGGGGCCGGGGTTGCGGGGGGTAGCTTACCCTAGAAGGATGTATCGGAAGGTGTAGAACACTGGCGCGGCCCATAATGCAGCGCCAGCGATCCAGAAAAAGACCTTCTGCCTGACCTTCCATGTCGTTTCGCTGTAGGCACGGTAAATGAAGACCGGGGCCCAAACGCCAATCGCAAGCGCCGTGATGATCAGGGCGTAAATGTCAAACGCCGTCATGTCTGCAACTGTCATCCCCCCAATCTAGGGGCAATCGCCGCGCGTGTCAGTGCGGAAATATCAGCCGAACAGCACCCAGCCCAACAGGGCGAACAGAACGAGCGGGATGAACGCCCGCCGCCAGAACCATTCATACCGAAACATGGAGTGGCCTCATGCCCCTTGCAACCAACAACACGCCCGCTGCGGTGGCCTCACAGGCAGGCCCGGACGGCGGCATCTTCCAGGCTTTCAAGCCCGGCACAACCCAGAATGTCGGATATACCGGAACTGCTGGCACGATCAGCAACGCGGTTGGAACCAGCCTCGCCCGTGTATATTGCACCACAGACGCGTTTGTCGCGGTTGGCGAGACGGCGACATCTGCGTCCATGCCGGTTGCGGCGGGCGTCCCCGAATATGTGGCCTGCGATCCGAACGATACGATTTCTGCGATTCAGCAGACCGGCGGCGGGACGCTGTACGTCACGGCAGCGGCGACCGCGCTATGATGATGGTGGGAATGGGGCGGCTCATGAGGCCGTATCCATACTACCGGACAGCCGCGTCAAACTATGACGGCACGAACGACTTCGCCCGGCGTGGTGGTGACCTGACGGGAATCGCGGACGGGAAGGAAGGAACCATTGCATGGTTCATGGACCTTCAGGGCGGAGACGGCGCGGATCAGTACGTCTTTGAGATCGCCAACCGCGTGCAGGTGTTCCGCGATTCTTCCAACCGTATCGACGTGATCCTCCGCAACTCGGGCGGAACCATCATCGGGCGGCGTCGGACCTCTGACACCTACGTTGCGTCCGGCGGGTATATCGGGGTGCAGATTTCATGGGATCTGGCGAACGCGGACTTTGACTTCTATGTCAACGATGCGGTTCCCACCCTCGGCGTCACCACGCCCACCACGAACGACACGGTGGACTACACCGCAACGGAAGTCTCGGTCGGTGAACGCGCGACGGTCACGGGTTCCAAGCTGAATGCGTGCCTGTCGGAACTGTTCTTCCACACGTCCTATCTGGATTTGTCCGTGGAAGCCAACCGGCGCCGGTTCATCTCTGCCGATCTGCGGCCCCAGAACATTGGTCCGACCGGGACCGGCGGGCTTGGGGTGCAGCCCCTCCTTTATGCGCCAGACGGCGACCCGTCCGACAACAAGGGCACGGGCGGGAACTTCACCATTACCGGCGCGCTGGCGGTCTGCAACGACACGCCATGAGGTGGTATCACGTCACTCTGATCTGTTGGAATAGTAACCGGCAGATATTCGAGGACGCCTTTGCAGCGGTCGAACCTGACAACATCCTTTCGACCAACTGGAACCTCCTCAACACCGAATGCGTCGTGAAGGCCCCGGCGGGCCTCGACGTTTCCCCCGTCATCGCCGTTTACGACGCAGCCCCGGTGTCCATGACCAAATCGGTTCTCTGGGCGGGAAATTAAGCCCTTCCCGGTTGCCTGCGGGTTCGTGGTTGCGGCGTGTGGTAGCCAGATACAGGAGCGCCCATGATCGACGTAACCACGCCTCTAACAGAGACAAACGTCGAGCCGTCTGACGTCCCCGCCATCATCAACGGACTGGGCCATATCCGGGCGCAGGTCAAGATCGTCCTGAAAGCCGGTGACTTCACGATTACCGAACCATGGCCGACACACCCGGACGGGGACCACATCCTCATTCGCGGGGCTACCGTCGCCACACCTCCGGTCGCGTCCGACTTTACCGGGGTCAAGGCCGACGACGAAACCATGCTTAAGTTCAAGTGGGGCACCATCGTGCGCCCTGACGAAGCGCTGGTGCGGTCTGACAAGCTTCTGGGCACGATCCAGGATGTTCTTGTGATCGGGGGTGACTTCGGCATTGCAGGTGCGCCACGGGTGGGCCTCCGTAGGGTGCACTGCTTCGACCAGACGAACGCGGCCTATGTCGCCGAATATGGCGGGATGATCGACGGCGTGGACGCATCGTGCAGCCACGGCCATGACGGCGGGCGAACGGACTTCGACGGGACGCTACGGCTCAACGACTATCTCGCATTCGATATGTCTGGCTACGGGCTGCGGGTGAACCACGGCGGCAACATCTACCCCATTGCAGGAACGGTCATCGGCAGGTGTCAGACCGGGATGAACGCGACCGATGCGGGGGCCATCCGGGGCCACTACGCAGAGATTTACGACTGTACGGACGGCGCGACGGCGACCGGCGGGCGTCTGCGGCTTCATGGATCTGACATTCACGACTGCGGCGATGGTCTGGCGGTCTACAGCGGCGGCTGGGCAAAGATCGCGGACGGGTATCTGACCGACTGTGACCGTGCGCTGTACGTCCACAAGGGCTTTGCCAACATCGACGGCACGACCTTCTCCGGCAACACGGTTGACCAGCAGATAGAGGCTGCCGGGGCATTCGTCTATTCATAGGAGGTGCGCGTGAGGGCGTTCATTCTGGCGTTGATATTTCTGGCTGTCCCGGCAACTGCGGAGGCGGCGTGCGACCTCCGGGAAGCCATCCTGAAGAAGATGCTTCTCGGGTATAAGGAATTGCCATCCGCCCGGGGCATCACCGCGAACGGCAGTGTGATTGAGCTTCTTGTCAGCCCTGACGGCGAGACGTGGGCGATGATGCAGTCATTGCCCAACGGCGTGTCGTGCATGATTGCCACTGGCGAAAGCTGGGAAGCCGTCGAACGCAAGGCCCCGGAGACGCCGTCGTGAGCGTTGAGATAGGCCAGCTTCAAGCGGATGTTGCGCGTCTGAAATCGGACGTGGCGGCGCTTGAAAAAGAAAACCGCGAACTGCGGGCGCTTCTCAACAGGGGGCGCGGTGCTGTCTGGGTTCTGGGCCTCGGCGCGGGTCTGGCCACGTTCGCGTTGTCGCAATGGAGGCACATGGTGGATTTTCTCAAATGAGCGGGCGTGTTCACGGGACGATGACGGCTCTGTTCGCTGGCGGCGTTGGCGTTGTCGCCGCGCTGGCCATGTCGATGGTGCTGGATGTGCGGCGCGAGATCAAAGGGCCGCCGCCGTGTAGCGTCGTCCATAAGGCTTACGTTGAGGCTGTCATCCACGACTATTGGACTCACAGCATTGTTGCGGACGTCGAACGGCTGGACAGAGATTGTTCACCGCCTGGCGTTGTGATTAACACGCGCATTCGCGGCGTCGTTTCTGAACTTCGTGAATCCGGCCACGGTCGCGGCGTTCTGGTTGCAAAGGAGGCGGGCATCGTCCGCATCGCGATCCCCGTCCGCCTTCCCAAGCACGCGACGCACGTCGAAAGCCAGGCGCATTACATCGACATCGACGGAAGCGCCCGCCCCATCACCACAACAGGGTTTTTGAAGCTGCCATGATTGACTGGTCCCGATACCCCAACTTCACCGAGGCCGAGTTTCGCTGCAAAGGAACGCACTGTTGCGGTGGCGAGGCGAAAATGCAGGAAGACTTTCTTGACCGGCTGCAACAGCTACGTTCCCGCGTCGGCTTCCCCTTCCAGATCACGTCAGGCTATCGCTGCCCGGACCACAACGCGGCGGTATCCCGGACAGGCCGTGCAGGCCCGCACACGACAGGGCAGGCGGTGGACATAGCCGTCAACGGCCCGCAGCGGTTCGAGATCATGGCGGAGTTTGCGAAGTTCGGCTTTACGGGCGTCGGCATTGCGAAAACCTTCATCCATCTTGACACGCTGGCGGCGGACGAAGCCCCGCGCCCGACGAGTTGGACGTACTAGTCACGCCTCCATCGTTCGGGCCAGTATCTCTCTGGCGTGTCTTCCAGCCATTCCAGATGGGCGATGGCGTACTGAGGCCAGCCCTTCTGGTTCCACTTCGACACGGTGTTGACGTGCAAGTCCAAAGTCTCGGCGAACCGGGTTAGCGCGCCGGGGCCGTAGATGCGCTTGATGCGCTCGGCAGGGGTCACGCTATCCGCCACGCCAATGTTTCCAAGTCCACACCTTCCCCGCTGGCCACTTCTGTCATGACAGCACGAAGTGACGGGTCATGAAGCACAGCGGTGCGCGGGATTGAAAAGTATCGCTTCTGGCGGGAATTCCCCTTGGTCCAGAACTCAATTCTGGCAGTTGCCTGCAATCTGTGAGCGTTAGCGCCGTCAGTCATGTGCGAAACATAATCTTCCCTGACCCGTTCGCGAATCCAGTCCGGAAGGCTTTCATCGCGAGCGATCTGCCACGCCTGATCCTCAGTGAAGTTGACAGGTATCTTCATTTCTTTTCCCTCCGTTATTGCTTCCATAAAACTAACAATATCAATGGAAGTTGCAATAGAAAATCATAAGAAAGTTGAAAAAATGCAATCAGGCTTCAAATGGGAGAACCGGCGCAAGTGGGTTGCCCGCGTGCTCTGGGGCTGCGGCTTCGCTTGGGCGGCGCTGATCGTCGCGATGTTCATGCCCGGCGTCTCGGCTGACAAGATGAACGCAATAGCCTTGCCGCTGGCGTCCGTCACGGCGTTGACCATCGGGTCATACATCTTCGGGGCGGCTTGGGAACATAGAAGCCTGTCAGGCGGCGAGCGGTGATTTTCGGTATGGGCATAGGGCTTGGGATCAAGTTGGCCGCTGGTGCTGCCATTTTGGCGGTTGTCGGGGGGCTTTACTGGCGCTTGGACGTGGTGGCGGCGCAGCGCGATGCAGCCAAGGCGCTGGCGGCACGGTTCGAGGCGGCGAACGCGGAACTGTCGCAGGTCATCGAGGACCAGGCCCGGACGCACACTCGCACCCTTCACGAACTGGAACAGGTATCCCGGCAGCGCGAGAACGTGCGCACGGTGGTCCGCTACATCAGAGAGGAAGCCCGCGATGCTGAAGACGGCCCTGTTGCTGACGTTCTGCGGATTGGCCTTGACCGGCTGCGATCCAGAAATCAGGTACGTGGACCGGGTGAAGCTGATCAAGCCGACGATCCCGCCGCAACTGACTGACTGTGCGCCATCGCCTGAAGTGCCGATGGTCGAGACACAGGCCGATGTTCTCGACTACACGCTGGATCTGTTCGAGGCCCATGCGGACTGCCGGGAGAAGCTGCGGGCGTTGAACGCGGTGGTGAGGTGAGCGGCGGTTAAGCCTTGAGTGCGCGATATTCCGTGAGAGTTAGGTTGGCTTTCTTGTTGTTGCATTCCCAGCAGGCGGCGCGGCGGTTTTCAGACACGTCCCGACCTCCGAGGGCAAGCGGGTACACATGGTCAATGGTTGGTGTGTTGCGCCGTCCGTGCTGTATTTCCATTTCGCGATTGCAGAGATAGCAGCGGCCCTGCTGCTTCTTGAACAGCCGAACCATTTCCGGCTTCCGCTTCTTTTGCCGTTTCCGGCGCAATGAACTCATCAGCTTTCCCCAAATCGGTCGCCCTGAATTTGGATAGCGGGCGTCTTGTCCAAATCGGCTGGGGTGACCGGCCCGCCCGTTGTTCAGACGGTAATGGATGAAGGGTCAGCTTCGCCACGCGGACCGGTCTGTTTCAAGAGCCTGTGCAACACTTGACTTTCCCGCCCCCATTATAGCACGAAGGGCGGCGCTATCAAGCAACCGCCCCCGGCAACGAGAGCCGTATCCGGCGTCTCAATCCTGCGTCCGGCGATCAACCCGGACGGCCCTAGCGGGACTTAAACGGGGATGCCGAAGCAGAGCCGCCAACATTCCCATGTTATCACAAATCGAACCTGCAAGAAATCCTTGCAGGTTGCTCAGGTTCGCTTCATCAGGTCCGCTTCTGCCTCCTGTATCGTCATCTTTTGTTCGTCTGGCACGTTCAGGTCGATCCGAATGTGATCGAGGCCATACCAATTCGGCCCGCGTTCAATCAGATCGTGCAAATCTTCCAGTTCCATGATTTCGTGGTCAACATCGACAAGCCCGGCGTCCGTTCGATACCACGCCTTCACCCGCCATCTTGGGCGATCCAGGGCCTCATTGCTGGCTTTGATGATGTCGTTTCGGTCCATAACAGTTCTCGCTTTCACTGCGCTCGCACCCAAGGCTCAGGCATACCCGCGCAGGGGTGTTAGTCCCAATCGGTGTTATTGAACAGGCTACTTTCGGCAAGCGCGTTCACCACTTCGGCGGTCCCAACCTTGCGCCCCGGATCAGTAGCTTTGACTGCCCCATCCACCCCCCTCACCGCATCCACGACCTCTTGCGGCAGTTCCTCCGGGTGGGCGGCGTAGTAGGTGAGGGCGGCTTGCAGGGTATCTTTGGCATTATCTTCAAAGATACGCCAAAGGGGCTGCCCCGTCAGCGGGTGATAGTGCCGCTCGGATGTCCAAGCCTCGTCTGGATCGTCATTAGGATCCTCAGAAAGACACAATGCCCGTGCCGCCGCCTCCACAGCCCCGTCGCTGATCTTCAAGTCAGTCATCCAGCCTCTCCTTCAGGTGGTCGATCATGGCGGTAGCAGCAGCCCGCATAGGTGCGTGGTCCATGGGCGCATCGTTGGTGTCTGCCTGGCCCCAATAGGCGTCCAGCATACGCTCAACCATGGCGGCGTCGGTCGTGTCGATCCCGTCCAGCACGGCGCGGATGGCGGCGGCAGCTTCGTACCGCTTCTTTTTCGGAGCCTCGCATTCCGCGCCGCAATGCTCACTCCAGCACACACCACTTGGGCAGCAGATCGCCCGCGCCACAGCCTCCGTCAGCTTCTCAACGTCCATCGTCGCGCTCCTTGTGTTCGCCGCACCAGTTGTGGTCTTCGACTTGTGGGAATTGGAAACTTTCTGTTGCAAGGAATCCCGTTGTCCCGACGAATACAGGTGGGTAACGGCGGCATTGGCTCGCGAATTTGAACCGGCATGTCTTACACGTTGCGCGCACGGTTCCGTCCCTCCTTTGTGATGCAGTAGCCCGCCCCGCCAACAGTTCCGTCATCGTGCCAAAGTCCCTTGTGGTACTCAGACAAACCGAGCCGTGCCAGAAAGCGCACTCGTCGTCGCACTTCCTGCCTACTGAAGCCTGTTTCCAAGGTCAGGAGAGCGAAAGAAACACAAGGCTCCGCGTCTGGATTTGTGTTCGCATCCAGCGCCGTCAGAACAGTCATGTTTTCAGGCGATAACTGCCTCATCACTCCCTCCAGTCCAGAGCGTCATAGCGGCCTGTCATGCGGCCACCTTTTCACTGAAGATTTTAACCCGCCCGCAGCGGTCGCAGCGCTGCATCCACGAGTATTTTATCGCGTAAGGCCGTTTGCTGCCGTCAGTTTCGTACAAGGACGCCTTGTGCAGACTCGTAACGTCGCCCCACTGATGAACCCCCAAAAAGCACTTGAGCCAGCCCATCACCCCTCTCCCCTTGCCTTGGCGAGCGCGGCGCGGTTGTTCCCACGCATGATCCCGATACGGGCCAGAAGTTCGTCCCTACCGGCGTTGTCCTTGATCGCCAGTTCGAGCAGGTCCAGGTCAACGCATTCGGCTTCCAGTTGGCCAGCCAGTTCAGGGGCAGCCGCGATCAGGTGGGCATCCGCTTCGCGCCGGTACGATGGCGGTAACTGACAAACCTCCGGATTGTGTATCAGGACTGCCCCACCTGTAGCGGTGGTGTGGGTTATCGGTTGACCTACAACCACTGCGCACAGTTTGGACCGCATTTTCCAAGGCCCCGGCGTCCAGTCACTCATGCTTCTTCTCCTTCAGGGGGTGGGGGCAGGGGCATCCAGTGGGTGGGGTGGTCTGTCATCAGACGGCGCGATGCCAAGTCCATCCAACCCCATTCGTCAGCCAACGTTGGACCCCAGAAGCCGAACAGCATCCCAGACTTCTCGACACCTTCACCAGGGGCGACGTACAAAAGCAGGATGATGGCTTTGTCCTTGCCCCTCGGCGCGTTCTCCATGTCGCTGCGCCATTCAGTCATCACTTCTCTCCATAGTTAACCCACTTCAGGTACAGGTGGCCGCATCTCGGGCATCCATCAGGCGGTGGGTTCGCTTTCTGGCTCCACGCATGGGAACAGCGCAGGCAGCGGAAACGGGCGGTCACGCCTCTTCACAGGGCATTGTCACCAACCCAAGCGGGTCGATGGTTACGGCACCTTGCGCCATGTAGTTGTTGATGAAGTGGGCGGCGCGCTCGCCGACCCAGGTGATGTCGCTGGCGACGTCCTTGCCGATGGCGTGGCCGATGGCGGTGCGGTGATACCAGTGGCAGAGCCGCTTGGACGAGCCGTCCACGGTCAGCCCCGAATGCGGGAACCAAAGCGTGCCCAGCCAGCGCTTGGCCTGCGTCGACTTCCACGGCAGCTGGTCCGGCCCGACATAGTCGGCGTTGGCGAACTCGGGGATGTCGAGGAGGTCCGACCACTGCTTCCAGCCGATGACGGCAAAGCGCTCGCCATCGTCGGGCGCATCGGTCTCGCCCAGGATCTCGAGCGCCTCCAGCACCTTGGCCTTGGTCAGGCCGCCGGTGGTGGTCGCGGTCAGGTTGGTGGACTTGTCCATCTCGGCGATGATCAGGTCGTCGGTCTTGCGGCCCAGCACGTAGGCCCTGGCGTTCGCCTGGATCTGGCGCTCGTCCGAGTTGGTCTTGAACTCGTCCAGCTTGTCCACCCAGTCGCCGGCGTAGAAGTCCTTCAGGAAGCACTCCACGGCCTCGTGGGTGACGTTCATGGTGGATGCGACACCATTGCCGACCTTGTGGAAGACGGTCGACGCGCCCTTGATGTTGTTCTGCGTCCGCACGGTATTGCGCAGCTTCGTGCCCTGCCGCTGGTAGGCGTTGTGGACCGAGGCCGCATATTCTCGGCAGAAGTTTTCATCTTTCACCTGCTTCTCTCCTATTCAGACAAAGGGGTGGGGAATAGGTCGCCCATGGCCTTGCGGTTCCGTCGCGTCTGAGCCGCGTTCTTCCTTCGCATAGGAGCGTCGTGCCGGTTGTGGCATCGCTGGCATAGCGCTGCCAGATTGTCGTCTGCGCAGTTGGCAGGGTCTGGGTCGTGCAGATACTCCCATTGCCACGCCACCGCCGCGTCGATCACGGCCTGCTGCTCGGGGGTTAGGTTGGTCATTGGGACACCTTCGCCTTCATCATATCCAGCGCGTCGAACATGGCCCCCATCCTCTTCGTCAGAACAGCGAAGTCGGCTTTTGTCATATGGTCGGGGATGGTTCTGAAGCCGCGCATGTGGGCTGGCATCTTCTGTTCAGCTTCAATCTCTTTGCGGCCCTTTTCACTGGCCTCGTTGTAAGCAAAGCCAATCCATGACTGGCCATCTGTGTTCATGGTGATCCTGATCATCCGGATCTGGTCTTCACAAACGAACTGATCTTCCAGATGAAACTTCGTGTCGATTTTCACTCGCCCGCCTCCCGTGCTTTGAGCATGGCGTCGGCAGGCCCACCGTCTTTCACGTCAGCCATATCACCGGCCCTCCGGTTCCAGAACGGCGGTTGGGGGCCTGAGGGTATCAGGCACAGGTCCGAGCCATTCAGCGCACAGCGCCATCAACCGTGCCTCACGGTTCGGCCCGTCTTCATCGCCATCCGCGTATTCGTCGAAGTAGGATTCGATTTCGGTCAGAATGTCTTCCGCAGCACGTTCGCGCTTTTTCAGACGGGCGTTGTCGGATCGGAGGCCGTCGCGTTCTTCCGCCAGCACGATGTTGGCTTCCTTCACGTACCGGTATTGCGTGGCAATATCGTTGTAGGCTTCGGTGGCGGCACGATCCCGCGTGATTGACTCTCGCCGATCCGCCTTGGCTTTCTCCAAGTCGGCGAGTAGCCGTTCGATTTCGTCGTCAACCTCATGGATCGCTTGCCGGGAAACGGTCACCATGACCCCATCCATGTCCGCCGGCTGATAATCCATCAGCGCTTCATGTGCTGGGCTTCTTTCAACAATGTCAGTCATTGCGCTATCTCCTCGTATTCAGGGGCAGGAAGCACGATCCCGCATTCGTTCGCTGCCCAGCGGTCCACCGCTTCCATGTACTGGGCCATTTCTGCGACCGTCTTTTCCTTCGTTGACCAGCGTTCAACAATCTGGCCTCGGAACTGTTCGACAATCGGCACGCTCAACGCTTTCTGAAGCACTTCATGAACCGTTGCCGGGGTTGACCCTTCATGCCTGGCGATAATGCCGATCCACTTCCAATAAAGCCGGTTCTGCCGGAGTGACCGCGTGTCCTTTAGCGGCCCGATGGTCACGGCTGTCGGCTTGTCCAGAGGCAGGCAAGCAATGCGCTCGGCAATGCGCGCGCGGCTGGCTTCGTCTCGGATGATCAAGTCAGCCATTGCGCATCCGATCTTCCACGGCGTCCAAGGCGGCCTTCAGCGTAGTGTTGAACGCAGCGCGGTGTGTCTTGATCGCCAGAATCTTGTTACCGTCACGAATGTGGCCGTCGATCTGGTGCCAGGCTTCGGCGTCTGGGTCATCGACCATCACCGCGCGAACGAATGTTGCCGGGGCGATCTGTGCGACGTTGAAGGCGATGTTCTTCCAGTCCCGTTCGGACTTCAGAAGTTCAATTGCACGCTTGTAACTGTCAGCCATTCTTCCATGCCTCATATCTCTCACGGGCCAGCGCCCGGAATGCGTCTCTCAGAAGGTCGTCAGGTGCTTCACGGCGGAGCATTGAAATCTCCCCGGTCTGGTGGCCACCCGTGTGCAGGTCCGCGCGACACGGCAGGGCTTCATCGTCTGTCTTCTTGCCCTTGCCGTGCGTGCCGATGTGCATGGGGACGACTGAAAGATATTCAGTGCCTTCGTCCCCGGTCAGGATGCAGGGCTGTGTCCGTAGCCATTTCAGGTACTTCGGATCATCGACAGCCATACGGACGCCGAACGCCAGCGCAGCCTTGTTTATGGGTGGGCCGGTGCGGTTCATCAGAACGGGAAGTTTTCGCCGTCGCCAACATCCGGACTGGCCCTGTCAAAGCCTTCGCCCCGGCTGTGGTCTGCGTACCCGCCGGATGTATTGGACGCGCCGTCCTGCTTGCCGTCCAGCATCTGCAACTCGCCGCGATACCGCTGCAACACGATCTCGGTGGTGTAGCGTTCCTGGCCGTTGTTGTCGGTCCACTTGCGGGTCGCGATCTGGCCTTCGATGTAGACCTTGGATCCCTTGCGCAGATACTCTTCTGCGACCTTGGCCAGATGCTCGTTGAAGATGACGACGCGGTGAAATTCAGCCCGTTCCCGGCGTTCCCCGCTGTTGCGATCCTTCCACGTCTCGTTCGTGGCGAGCCTCAGATTGATGACAGGTGACCCGTCATTCATACGCCTGCACTCTGGATCCTGCGTCAGGTTCCCGATGAGAAGCACACGATTAAGCGAACCGGCCATTTGCTTTCCTTTCACGTTCCCGCCCTGCAAGGGCATCTTCAAATCTGTGCAGCCGCGTGTGTCCGCTGCGGGTCACAAGCGCCAAGTTGTTTTCGTCGTTGTTGGTGCGGTCGCCGTCGATGTGATGAACGCACTCATCAGGGCGAAGCGACCGCCCTAGCCGGGCTTCCATGGTGACGGCATGGACGGTCTTGCCTTTGTTGGGGCCGCGTGTGATTTCAAGGTAGCCATTAGGCTTGAGGGATGTGCCCTTGGCGTTCTTGTCGCCCCACGCCCTCCTGCCTTTGCTGATATTTTCACACCACTCAGGGGTAAATTTCCGCTTACGGCCCTTGCCCTTGCTCAACCGGCCCTTTCGTGCTGCGATCTTCATGCTCTCAGAACGAGTCCGTAGAATGCCCAAGCGCTTGAACCTGTGCCGCAGCGTTGATCTGGCGATCCCCGTCATTTCAGCAATCTCGGGGATACTGTGCCCTTCGATATACAGCCGGGCCTCTGGCGGCACGTCGCTCATGCCGGAACCTTCCTTTCGAGTGCTTCTTTCAGCTTGTCTTTCAGATCTGAGACCATGCCGCCCTGTGCTTTGGACAGCGCCTTGAATGCGTCGTGGGTGCAGATGTTCTTCCACTGGTCCCGGAGCCGCCCGAGTGCGACCGTGGCGTCTGCATCAGACATGCGCTGGGCCTCTGTCGTGTCGCGCACACCAACCGCGCTCAGAAGGTCGCGCTGCATGGCCATGACGTCATCGTTCGGGGTGTCCGTGGACGCTGGCTGATCGCCGGGCTTGAATTCGTCCGCCTCATCTTCCGAGTAGACCAAGCCCTGCAAGCCGATCAGCTTCAGAATCACGCGGTCCTTCGCGCGCTTCTCAGCCATCGCGAACGGGTACGCAGGCTGCTTGCCCTTCACGGTGTAGTTCTGGTTGATGACGGCCTCGCCAATCGACCATTCGGAACGGTCACCGAGACTGCCCTTGACCAGAATTGCGGCGGCGGACTTCTCAGCGACAAGAACCTGGGGCGTGTCGTAAGCGATGCCGGTTTTCGCCGCGATCTGTTCCAGAACCCGGTGATAAACCACCCAGGTCCCGTGGCAGTCCCAAACCGCGTTGCGGTCGAACCCATGCGCTTTCAGTGTATCCGCGATTGCGGGGTCAAGCTGTCGGGGCATACAAGTTCTCCTTCCCCACTGCGTCGAGATAAAGGGTTGCGGCGGCGTGGAAGTCGCTCACACGCTGCCCATAGTTCCAGACGTTCATCACCGGGGCGGCCTGACCGAATACGGAAGCTGTCAGAGCGTCCTTCCAGCCATGCCGCAGGGCGTGCGCGCCGAGTTCGTGACGTTCGATGCGGGCGGGCAGCCACGGGCCACCACGGTACGCCCTGACAACGAAGTCACCGGGTTCCGGGCTGTCGATGACCCGTTCCTGATAGGGACGGTCCAGGATCATGCCGCCACGTCCTGAAGCGTCGCGATGTAAGCCCATCCGTCATCCAGCATCGCGCCAATGTCGGAGTGCGAAATCGTGTTGTTGTGGTCGGTCCAGATGTTCAGGTAGTTGAACCCCGGCCCCATGCGCAGCCACACGTCGCCGGACGGATAGCCCACTGCGATGACGTTGGCCTTCATGGCTTCCAGTGCCTCATGGATTTCATCGGTGGTCATGTCGTTACCTCTGACAGTTCGGGCGACGGGGTGGGGAAAAGGAGAAAAACCCACCCCGTCAACGGAACGGTCACGCGAGGGGGGAGGAGGGCCGTTCCGTATTCGCTGCGTCGTGGCGTGCGACGGTTTCGTTGATGGCGCGGAGGTGCTGGCGGTTCAGGTAGACGCAGTTGCCCGGAGCGCCGTAGCAGATGGACAGGTCGCCGCCTTCATCGGTGATCTTGATCGCAATGACGCCATCATCATCGTGGATTGCTGCGGTTGTTTCCCGGCGCGTCTCGAAGGACTTCAGCACACTCTCCGGCGTGTCGTGGCGCTCGATGCGTTCCCAGCGGTTGCAACAGATGGGGTCGGTCCAGAGGAAATAGCGGTTGATCGAGCCATCACACAGCACGCTAAATCCCAAGCCATCTTCCTCAATAACCTCATACTCCCGCCCATCGGTCAGCCAATCGACCTTGGGGCCATGACATTTTGCGTAGACGGTCATGACGTCGCATCCATAAATGTTTTGGCGACGTACCAGCGCCTTGGCTGACATGGGCGCTTCCATCCGGGCTCGGTCTTTCCGAACACCTCGCGTCCTGCCCGCTGTGTGTACCAAGTGGTACGTTCTGGGTGCTCCGGATATGGCATCGGATCGCGGGCCGCCCAAAGAGCTACGGCAGCATAAAACTCATCCTGCCCAAGTTCGACAAACTCCATCACTGCCTCCCGCGAATGTCGATGGTGTCGGAACGCTGCCGGGCGTGGATAACCCCGGCGGCGAAGTCGTTCAGGTCCGTCTCAAGCGAGTTGATTGCGCGAAAAAACGCATCGCCCGCCGCCTGTGCGACCACGTCGCAGAAGGCGTCCTTTTCCGCGTCGGTCAGGTCGGCCTTGCTGCGGATCGGAAAGCAGCAGTGCTTCACCAGCGCGTTACGTTCGGCCTTGAGCCGGTCAATCTCGCGCTGCCATTCGTCGGGGTCAAAGTAGTCGTCCATGTGTGTCTCCCATCGCGTTGATGAGAGGTACAATAAGTACCTTATCGCGGCAGGTCAACACAAAAATGGTACTTTTGGTACTTTAGAACAGATAAAGTTCCAGCGGCGGGAAAATCCGATGCACGGTTTCGACGGCGCAGGGCGGGTCCCATGGGCCTTCGGGATTGTACTGACCAAACCGCCAGCCGCGCCCTTGGCGTCCAGTGATGACCTTCAGGGCGTCCGCCAGCTTGGCAAGTGTGTTGCCGCGCGGGTTGTCCACCTCTCCACGGGAATACCGTTGCAGGGCTTCACGGGTCACGCCCGTCCGCCGTGCCAGTTCAGCGCGTGACAGATCGGCGTCCTTCCGGGCCTTTTCCAATCGCTCCCACCATTCCATTCCGGGAGACTGATACGACGGCGCGGTACTGTCGCGTGATTTTCCTGTTGCAAATGGTACTTTGAGTACCTTATTGTGACGCCCATGCGTACCACCAAGCAAATCATCGCCGCTTCTGGCGGAGCAGATGTTGTCGCGGAGCGCGCCGGGGTTTCGGCCCGCGCCGTTCGCAAGTGGTATCGGACTGGCGTGCCCTATGACCATTGGCCGGTTCTCGATGCCGAGTATGAGGAAATCAGGCAGGCGTCCATGGCCGCACGCGGCAAGGACGTGGCGGCATGAACAAGAACATCTACTTCATCCGCCCCAAGGCATCTATCGGGCCTATCAAGATCGGGTGTTCTGAGTTTCCCGTTTTCCGGCTTCCCGAATTGGCGCGCTGGTCGCCCGTGGCTCTTGAGATAATCCACACAATGCCGGGTTCCTTCGAACTCGAACGCAACATTCATTGCTGCTTGGCGAATAGCCATTCCCATGCCGAATGGTTCAACGCGGACGACCGGGTGCGCGCCGTCGTTGATGGCCTGTTGGCTGGTCGCGACCTGTCTGAAGTTCTCGACCTTTCGAGGGTTGAAGGGACCATTCGCGGGCGGCGCTGGTCGGCTCAGAAGTGTGCCGCCAAGGGCGCATTCTATGCGTTCGCCGCCGCTGCACGGCAGGCCGGTTATCGGAGCAACTACACGTACCCGACGCCGCAACTGGCAACGATTTTCAAAGCGATGGAACGCCGCCCCGCGACCGATGCGGAATTGGCGCTGATTGAGGCGGCAATGGCGGACCCGCTGGGTCATGTCGAAAACCACAATGCGATGGAGACAGCCGCATGAACAAGCAAGTGAACCGCTTCATCGTGTTCCGCGCCGCGCAGGCGTACATGAGCCGCCATCACCGCGCTCCTACCGGGGCTGAGTTGGAAGCCGCGACCGGCCTTTCCCGGACAACCTGCGTCACACACATGCGAGCGCTGGATGGCGCTGACGGCCTCCGCTTTCGGTTTGAATTCACAAAAGGACAACGGCGGGGCGAGGGCATGACCAAGCCGCGTCGCACCCTCTCTGCTCGCGACCCGTGGACCTCACCCGTTGACAGGCTGATGGCATCATGATGGGCTGGCTTCAGGACTGCGGCGGCATGATCGCCCTCATCGCCTTCTGGGCTGTCTGCATGGCTCTGGCGCACGTCGCCGGGCCTCTGTTGGGGGGTTGATGGATGAAGTGCACTACCTGTCACAGCGCCCGAAACTTCGTTACTGACAGCCGCGCGACTGACAGCGGCTTGTCCATTCGACGCCGCCGAGAATGCCGGGACTGCGGCGAGCGGTTCACCACTTGGGAATGCACAACCAATCTTCTCTGGATGCGCCGTGACCTTCTTTCCGCCGCAGCATCCATGTCTGCTGCGCTGGACACCATTCGGGAATCGCTCGACCAACTGCGGGCCATAGAACGCGCTCATTTCGAGGGAAGCGCAGATGCGCGCAGCGACCTCACCAATGCTCATCCAGTCATCCATGACTTCAAAGTGAATGCAGGGGGAAGCAATGTCAGTGCGGATTGATGCCGGTTCACACACATTCCGGGACGCCTTCGTTCGCCACTACATCGCGCCGCACGGCTATCAGGTGACGCAGATCGCGGAAAACGGATGCCCGCGCAAGGCAATGGCCCTGTCTGCAAAGGCCACGTCCACAAGCGCCGAAGCCATGGCTGACGGTGTGATTGACGGAAACGAGATTGACCGCATTCAGGCTGACCATATGGCCGCAGCGCGTGAATGGAACGCCTGCCGCATGGGGAGGTTTGGGTGAGTCGTGTTGAACACATAGGCGACTGCACGCTGATACTTGGCGACTGCTTGGAAGTGATGCCGACGCTTGGCACGTTCGACGCGGTGGTGACAGACCCGCCGTATGGGATTGGCCGCGATGGTCAGAAAAGGACATTCGGGGGCAATGGTGGCAGAAAAGCTTATGATTTTTTGGGGTGGGACACGTCACGCCCCCCCGCCGAAGCATTTGAGATGATAACATCAATCAGCAAATGGCAGGTCATCTGGGGGGGCAACTACTTCGCTGACATCCTTCCGCCCGCTGCGGGCTGGCTAGTCTGGGACAAGGGGCAGCGGATCAATCAGTCTGACGGCGAACTTGCTTACTGCAATCGCGGCGGCGCGCTTCGGATAATTGAACAGAACCGAGTTGCACTTCTGATTGAAGGCGCTGAACACCCAACACAGAAGCCGATCAGCGTTATGACGCGCAGCGTCAAGCACGTTCCCAGCGCCCAAACCATCCTTGACCCCTTCATGGGCAGCGGCACCACCGGCGTTGCGTGCGTCAAGATGGGCCGCAAGTTCACCGGCATCGAACTGGAACCAAAATACTTCGACATAGCCTGCAAGCGGATCGAGGAAGCGTATCGGCAGCCTGACTTTTTCGTTCCCGCCCCAGCCCCGAAGCCAAAGCAGGAGTCGATGCTGTGAACCGCCGCTCTACAGCGCGGCAGGGGTGCGACGTGGCAGCGTCGATTCATAGCCAGTTCGGCGGCACTGGTCCCCGAAAAGCCGCCGACCTTATCCCGCTCCACCATTTCCTAGCATCAGTTAGCGGTGCTGATGAGTTGCCCGTCATGCGTGCCAGTGGTGGAAGCGGCCCCGACACGGGGACTATTGGTGCTGGCAATGACGGGAAATCCGGGCGGGCGGGGGCTTCGGCTTCCGCCCCCTATCCACGGCATGACACCGCAGCGGAGTTTGCCGAATTCATCGCCCATAACCGCCGCGAATTCCTGGCCGAACGTCTACCCAATGAGACAGGCCCCGAATGGCTGGCGCGCACAAACAGGGGAGGGCGGTATCTGTGAAGCGGATCTATGAAATCCCCGTTCCCCCGCCCCTGTCTCAGTTGTTCGTCAACCACAAGGCGCGCGGACGCAAGAAGTCGGAACGCTACAAGACATGGATACGGGCCGCTCAGAACGAAATGCTGGCGCAGCAATGCCGCCCGTTCGAGTCCCCCTGCATCCTGACCGTCTGCCTCCCCGAAGGGATGCGCGGCGACCTGTCGAACCGGATCAAGGCCCCTGAAGACCTCATGGTCAAATGCGGGGTACTGCCGGACGATAACACCAAATTCGTGCGGGAGGTGAGGGCGCGTCTCGTTCCCAGGTCACAGCCCTGCACCGTGATCCTGGAGGCAGCATGACACTGGCAGAAGTCGCGGCAATGGTCGCCAAGCCCTACGGCGTGAGCGTTGGGGATTTGTGCAGCCCGGACATATCCGGGTCTGTGCGCCGAGCCCGTACAGCTTACTACTACTACGCCCGGCGACTGACGGAGCATTCGTGGAAGCAGATCACGCGGTATGTGAACCGAGAAGATCATTCATCGGCGATCCGATCAGTGCGGCGGTTCCATGAACGGAGGACGCGCGGTTGAGCGCCCGCCCGTGGTACAAGCGGTTCGGCGCGGACTTCGTGTTCGGAACAATGGGCCTGACGCTGGAAGAGCGCGGGGCCTACTCCATCATCATCGACCTCATCCATGACAGGGGTAAGCCGATCCCTGACGACGCCCGGTTCATGGCCGGGATTTTGGGCGTCAGCACCCGGAAGTGGCGGGCCATTCGTGACGCGCTGATTGGGCACGGCAAGATCTACGAAGCGGACGGGTTTTTGAGCAACGAACGCTGCGATGCGGACCTCGCCGAAGCGCATGAACAGGCGCGGAAACAGGCTGAAAGTGGCGCGAAAGGTGGCCGAAAACGCGCTGAAAACGCGCTGAACTCGGAACGAAACGAACGCGAATTGCAAAAAAAACCCAATGAAATCAACGAAAGCGGGCAAGCAACCCTTAAGCCTACCAGAAGCCAGAAGCCAGATAAGAAAGATTTATCCCCCCCTATAGACCCCCCCAAGAAATCCAAGCCACGAAAGAAGCAGCCGACCCGACTGACCGAAGATTGGGTTTTGCCTGATCGCGGCTGGTCGGATGCCCGGAAGGATGGAATGACCGATGCAGAAATTGAACGTGAATCCAGACAGTTTCGCGACTACCACCTCGCTCGCGACAACTGCCGACCAGACTGGGACGCCTCTTGGCGAACATGGGTCCGAAACTCCAACAAGTTTGGCGGGACGCAACCCCGCACTGGTTCGCAACGCTCAGGTGGTGGACGCGTGTCTCAAACGCTTGAACGCCTCAAGGCGGAAGGCGACCGCGAACGACTGGACGGCGGAAGATATGAAGCTGCCGGAGATCCTGCGTCCCATCTGGGCGCTGGACGGGGACAAGGCCCGGCTGCGCAAGGCGCTGTCATTGACCTGTTCCCTGTCGGAAGCGGCGGAAGCTATGCGCGAGCTTGTGGCGATGACGTACATGGCGGCGACGAAGCAGGACGATCCGGAAGACACCATCGAACGGTACACGCGACGGCTGACGGAATACCCGCCGCTGGTGGTTTTGGAAGTGGTTTCCGACTGGACGCTGACTGAAGAATTTTTCCCCCGCGCATGGGTTTTGCTGAAGGACCGGCTTGACCTTGTGCGCTCATCGCTGGAGGCGCTGGCGAAATGACCTGGCAGGTAATCGCAGAGAGGCCCCGTGGCGACGTTGGCTGGCCCGGCTTGGACAACCTGTTTGCCGCGTACCGCAAGAAGGTGGAAGCGGGCACGCACATCATGTGCACGCGGTACGTTGAGCGGACGAACCCCGACACATGGGAACCCGTGATGATCGAGCAGAGGGTGGTGAAGGAATGCGGGGAGCCGCTGGAACCCTGCCACATCTGGAACAAGCCGCAAGCCGTCCCTGACTGGCTGCGTTCCGAGAACCGATCCAAAGCAGGCGCGCGGAGGGTGGTGAATGGCAAAGCGTAAGCCCAAGCCCGAAGGCATAGGCCCGACACCGGAACGCAGGCGGCACGGCAACGTGATCGTCATACCCGGCCTCACCGGCAAGGCGCATCGCCTCGACCTGCCGGATTATTACGACCTGCTCTACAGGCAACGGAAGATCACCCGCGACGAACACGCGGCCCTTGAGACCTTCCACAGCGTCTACCGGCAGGCATACGGCTCAGACTGCCAGATCGCCCGCTATGACAAGGGCATCGGCGGCGGGCATGGTGGGGGGCAGCAATACGCGCTGATCCGCGTTCGCGAACTTGCGGCGCACATGGATGCGGATGCGGACGGCAAGCCAAGATACGGCTGGATTGAGGGCTTGGTCATCGACGGTTACAAGCTGCGCCCGCTTGAACGCAAGATGGGAGTTCGTCATGGATCCGGCCTTGCGGAACTGGTACGGGCAATCCGGGTGATGACGGACTTCTGGGGGCTGCCGAATGAAGCCCCCTGAAGAGCTTTTGGAACGCCTCTGGGAGAAGGTGGATATTCGGGGCAAGAACGATTGCTGGCTCTGGACCGGCTACACCAAGAGCCATGGATACGGCTGGGTGAAGCACAACGGTTCAGGCTATCTTGCCCATCGCGTAGCGTGGTCGTCCCGCTCTGGTCGGATGCCCGATTTCAGTCATGGCGAAATCATCTGTCATGCTTGCGACACGCCACTGTGCTGCAACCCCAACCACCTTTGGGTTGGCACGCACGCGGACAACACCCGGGACATGATGAACAAGGGGCGCAACAAGAAGCTTTGGGCGCTTACAGACGAGCAGGTCAAAGAGGTCCGGCGCCGCAAACGCCTTGGGTTCAAGACCGGCACAATAGCCCGGGAGTTTGGGGTATCTCCTACGACCATCCTAAAGTCTCTACAAAGGCGTTGACGTCCGGGACCACGAATGCGACACTGACGCCATCTTGGAATTCGTGCGGGTGGGCTTGGGGGCTTGCCCGCTTGGGAACTATCGGGGTGACGTACCAAAACTGAGGACCATTTACTCAAGTGCGTGACAGGCCAGCAGAATCAGAGATCGAAGTGACGCCCGAGATGATGGACGCCGGTGCGGAGTTGCTGTCGGCTTTCGATGGCGGCTATTTCGATGGTACGCACGAATATGCGGCCCAGATTTTCTCGGCAATGTGGCGCGCTAAGGAAGCTTCTGGAAAGGCTGGCCGAGTTCCGGGATGAAAGACTGCATCGCCCGCTTGACGGCTTGCCCGCTTCTGATTCTGGAGGCTGCGCTGAAGTAACGCCCGGCCCGCCAGAACATCATTCGCCCATCCCCTATCCATCAACCCAGAGAGTAACCGCTCTAACGGGGATGGGCGTCTCTAACCCCGCAGCGCGCAGCATTCCTCCCGGCTGACCCGAAAACGCCTGCGGTAAACTAGGGGCTACGGCCCCGCTTTCTATGTGAGGTGACCATGCGCGCCGAACGCCTTCCTGACCCTGACGAACGCATCTGGGAACTGGAAGAGCGTGTGCGCGAACTGGAAGCCCTTCTGTTGTCCTCAAGCCCTGCTGTCTCTGACAAGTTGAGCGCGACGCAGAACAAGGTGCTGTCTGTGCTTCTGGCCCGCGAATGGGCATCACACGCGCAACTGTATGACGCGGTCTGCTACGGCAGGATGAACCCGCCCGGTCCGGAGAACGTCCCCGTCATCATCTGGAAGATGCGCCAGCGTCTGGACGACATGGGCGTGACCATCCACAACATCCACGGCACGGGCTTCTACATCACCCCTGAAGATAAGGACAAGCTACGCCTTGGCTAAGCTCGACAACCCCAGACACGAGGCATTCGCACAAGGACTATTCATGGGGGAGAGTGCGGATCAGGCTTACCAGAGCGCGGGCTACAAGGCGAACCGTGGCAATGCGATACGCCTGAAAACAAATGAACGCATACAGCAGCGCCTTGCTGAACTCCAGGAACGGGGCCGCCGCGTGTCTGATGTAACGAAGGAATCGCTCACAAAGATGCTGATGGAAGAGCGCGAGGCCGCGAACGCTTCCGGTCAGCATTCCGCAGCCGTGTCCGCACTGGAAAAGGTGGGCAAGCTGCATGGCCTGTTTGTCGAGAAAACGGAGAACCTGAATCTGGTTGCTGACATTAGCGACGAACCAATTCAGGACGACGACGGTTGGGCGGACGAATACAAGCCCCACTAGCTTGGGCACCGCAACCCGGCCCCCAGACCGCGCTGGTCAAGTGTCCCGTTTTCGAGATCATGTACGGCGGCGCACGCGGCGGCGGCAAAACCGACGGGATGCTGGGCAAGTTCGGCAACAAGCAGAAACGCTACGGCGAGAACGTCGTGGGCGTGTTCTTCCGCCGGACACGTGAGGATCTGAAGGAAGCCGTTGAACGGTCAAAGCAGATATACGGCCCGATGGGTGCGACACTGACCAATGAGCGGCAGTGGAAGTTCCCCAGCGGGGCGCGCCTCAAGTTCGAGTATCTGGACCGGGACAAGGACGCGGACAACTACCAGGGCCACAACTACACGGATTTGTTCTTTGAGGAACTGACGCACTGGCCGGACCCGACGCCGATCAACAAGCTGAAGGCAACGCTGCGTTCCCCCCATGGCGTGCCGTGTCAGTTCCACGCGACGAGCAACCCCGGCGGCCCCGGTCATGGCTGGGTCAAGGCCCGCTACATCGACCCTGCGCCGCAAGGGTTTCAGGTCATATACGACGATTTCCAAAACCCTTTCACGGGGGAGATACAGCGCCTTGGCAGGGTGTTCATCCCGTCGAAGCTGACGGACAACGGCTATCTGATGCGCGACCCAATGTATGTGGCGCGGCTTCAGCAGTCCGGTTCAAAGGAACTGGTGCGGGCGTGGCTTGAAGGCGATTGGGACATAATCATCGGGGCGTACTTCGATTGCTGGAACGCATGGAAGGCGCGGGGCGGCATTGTCAAGCCGTTCACCATCCCCGACCACTGGCTGCGCTTCCGGTCCTTTGATTGGGGTTCAAGCGCGCCGTTCTCGGTCGGATGGTGGGCTGTCGCCAGCGAACACCATGAAGCCCTGAACATCCCGAAGGGTGCATTGGTCCGGTATCGCGAGTGGTACGGGGCAAGTGGGCCGAACAAGGGCCTGAAGATGACGGCGGAAGACGTGGCCAGAGGTATCGCAGAACGCACGGTTGAGAAGATCAACTACAGCGTGGCGGACCCGGCCATATTCTCGGTCGATGGCGGACCGTCCATAGCGGAACGAATGATCAAGCATGGCGTGACCTGGATTCGGGCCGACAACAAGCGGGTTGGCGAGATTGGCCACGCGGTCGGCTGGGACCAGGTGCGGGCGCGGTTTGAAGGCGATGACCGCCCGATGATGTACGTGTTCGAGACGTGTACGGATTTCATCCGGACCATCCCGGCATTGCAGCACGACGAAAAGCGCCCGGAAGACGTGGACACCGACGGCGAGGACCACGTTGCGGACGAGGTGCGTTATGCCTGCATGTCGCGGCCATGGACAAAACCGTTGCCGGTGACGCCGGAGGATGCGGTGGAACGGGCATCACGCGCGCCGACATTCATGCAGATGGTCGAACGGAACAAGCGGAGGCGGTTGAATGTCTGAAACTGTTGAACGCCCCGCAGAGATCGAGAAGGAACGCAACGGCACTTCCCGGCGCTGGCTTCAGCAGATTGACGAGGCGCACGCCCGCGACCGGGAATGGATGAAGGACGCGGAAAAGACCGAGGAAGTTTACGAGGACGAAAAGCACACCGAGCGGTTCAACATCCTGTTCTCGAACACCCAGACGCTACAGCCCGCGCTCTACAACAGCACGCCCCGCCCGGACGTCCGCAGGCGGTTCCGCGACGCCGATCCGGTGGGCAAGGTGGTTGCGGAGGTTCTGGAGCGTGCGCTGGCGTACAGCGTGGACAGTTATGACTTCGACAACACGATTGAAGCCGCGTTGCTGGACTACC